GATGGCTGTGAGCACCCGATTGCCAAGATGATTGTGGAGGCGCGCGAGACCAACAAAACGCACAGCACCTTCCTGCAGCCTTACCTCAACTTCAGCGCCAAGACCGGCCGTATCCATCCGCACGTCAACCAGATGCGCTCCGATGATGGCGGCACCGTTACAGGACGTCTGTCCATGGCCAACCCGAACCTGCAGCAGGTCCCTGCCCGCCACGAGATCATCGGCCCCATGGTCCGAAGCTTATTTTTGCCAGAAGAGGGCGAGATGTGGGCATCAAATGACTTCTCTTCACAGGAGCCGCGCCTGCTTGTCCATTACGCCAATCTGCTCGATTTGCCCGGAGCCGAGAAAATGGTGGATGCTTACCAGAACGACCCCAACACCGACTTTCACCAGATGGTTGCTGACATGGCAGGCATCAAAAGGAAAGCTGCCAAGACCATTGGCCTTGGCTTGATGTACGGCATGGGTAAGAACAAACTGGCAGCGCAGCTTGACTTGAACCTTGATGAAGCGTCCGAGTTGATCGACCAATTCCATAGGAATGTCCCGTTCCTTAAAGGCACCGTCAATGCCGTGATGAAACGGATCGAGCATCCCGCATCAGGCGGATCCATCCGCACCCTGCTCGGACGCAAGTGCCGGTTTCCACTTTGGGAGCCGATGGAGTGGGGCGTGAACAAAGCGCTGCCCCGTGAACAAGCTGTCATTGAATACGGCCAGAGGATCAAGCGCGCAGGCACCTACAAGGGCTTAAACAGATTGATCCAAGGCTCGGCTGCCGACCAGACAAAGGCGGCAATGGTGGCTCTTGCTCGGGAGGGGATCATGCCCATGCTGCAGGTTCATGATGAACTTGCTTTGAGCGTCAAGACAAGGGAAGAAGCGCAGCGTGCAGCAGAGATCATGGCAACGTGCGTGAACCTACAAGTCCCCAGCCGGTGCGATGTGGAAATCGGACCCAACTGGGGAGAGGCGAAGTAATTACCGGATCCGCCCTTCGAGGCGGTCTGCTACCAACTTGGCGTAGCCGGCAATATCTAGCCAGTGGTCAACCACATCAGGATTGCCGTTCACAATGCGGCCAATCTTGTGGATGATCATGTCCATGGCTTCGGCCTGATCGTGCGCAAGGACCTTGTCACGGTTGTTCAAAGCCGCCTGTACAACACGTTTCAACATCTGCATGACTTCAGCGCCCTCGATGAACTTGCCGTAGTCCACGGCCCGAGCGTCAAGGGTCTCGTCTACTTCATCCGGAAAATCAAACATCTCAATCTCCAGTGGTGCGCTGCCGGCAGCGCCCTGCTGTGCCGGAGCAAGCGTGGCCAACCGCTCAGACCTTTTAGGGAACACAAAGCCCTCTTTCTTCATCTTGTTGCGCAGACCATAGATCGCCTGCTTGCTTAAACCAAAACGAATTGCTACTTCGTTTGGGTAGGCAGCAGGATTACTCTCCATAAATGCCTGTGCGCGCTTGGATTTAGACGGCAGTTTAATTGTTTTACGTTTTTTCATATTAGACTCTCCTCATATTGCGATAAATCGCGTTGGTTGGGTTTTGGAAATAACTTTGGGTCAAGTCTTCTGAACGGCCACCACGCCATCAGTTGTTCTTGACTCAAAGGTTTTTGGGGCTGCTCTTGGGGTTGCAGCTTCTTGTGTTGTTTTAAAGACTTCATAATATTTCTTAGGCATCGGTGCCTTCTTATCTAACAAATTCCGGAGCCATTCCGCTCCGCCTAGTTGGTTGAGAATCATCCAATGTCTATCAGACATCCTCACCTGTCTTCCTCTCAGTGGTTCTGGTGGTTTTGGTCTTGGCATGTTGTACAAGGTTCCTCGTTGTTACTCGTTTGGTCCAACAGCAAGCGCATATCCATCTTGCTGCACTCATTTGAATTCCACCCTCCGGTGGCCGCATCTCTTCGCATTTATTACAAAGTTGTAATTGATGCACGTGTTGCGTGCTTCCAAGCCGTAAATGTTGCTTTGTAAAACTCACTTTTTCATGTTCCTTATGTAGACAGAAAAACTGCCTATCGTATCCGGCCCAAAAGCTTTCATCTTCTCAATTTCCTTGGCTACCTCTTCAAGAACCGCGTTGCGCTGCGATACCGATACAAAAATATCGTAGTAATACGGCTGCCCCTCGATATCCCGCAGGATTTGCTTGCCAAGGTTGCTATGCTTCTCAACTTCGTTGAAAGCTTCGTCCTCTTCACTTGTCCAGTCAGTCATCCGTTTTTCTCCTTGTTAGGCCACTCAGCCCAAAAGATTGGTTTTCCAACTAAATGTTCTTTCTCCATCACCATCTCAACAAACTCAAGCGGTGATACTTGAACAGGCTTTTGCTCTTGATTTGTATACAAAGGCCACACCTGACCAAGCGGTGTAAACAAAGGGCTGTCTTTGTCTGTGCTGACCATGCCGTTAGTTGGGTCATACCATGCTATTTGTTTCATGCTTGCCCCTTGATTTGCTTCAGTGCCGCCTGCAAGCCTGCAAGGCCCCCGACCCGCTGACCGTTGATAAAAATCTGCGGCATCTGGCGCGCCTTTGCAACTTCCTTCATCAAGAGCAGCCTGTTCTCTTCAATGTCCACACTGATCTCCCTGAACGGCAAATCCTGTATCTTCAATACCATCTTGGCTGCCAAGCAGTTAGGGCAGTTGCTTTTGGTGTAAATCATAATGTCCATGCTTCTACCCTCAGTTTCAAACCACGCGCCTGTAATTGCTCAATCAATTCCTTCAAACTCTTTCGGCCTAAATTTGGCAGCCTCAAAAGCTCGTCCTCCGTCCACTGCTGCAACTGGCCAATCGTGAAGATCTTCGCCTCCCTCAAACAATTGCTTGTCCTCACCGTCAACTCAAGCTCCTCAACAAGCATTGATGGCATATCGCCCAAAAGCATCTGCTCAAGGACCAAGTGCCTTCTTTTGAGCATCTCCTCAGCAATGTCATATGCAACAGCAGCCAAGAAATGGTTGTTCACAATACCCTTGTGCATAATCGCGGCCTTCATGGCCTCCATCGCAAACATATCTAATCGGTCTTCGTTAGTCATTTGTTATCTCCCCTTGCTTTTATGTCGTTGACAATTTCAAAAGCCCAAACTGGTGATGCGTATTGGAACGCTTCATTTTCAACAATCTGCACACACGCATCTCGCTCGGCAGAAGCGACAAGTGCAGCAAAGCGTTCAAGTTTGTCCAGATAAGTAATTTCACCAGTGCGCCAGTAAAACGGCATTTGTGCCTTTTGTGCCATTTGAATGATGTCTTCTCTGTTCATGGCTTCTCCTCATACTTATTGCACTCCTCCAACCAAATAGGGTCAAAGTTCCACGGCCAATGGAACCAACCCTTCTGCGCAGCACGTGCATTGCCAGAAATCAAAGCCTTGGGCTCCAAGCATTGAATGTGATGCGTCATGGGCAAAGGATCACGGTTCACGCATTTGTGGCAATCAGGCCGAAACCCGTCCACAATCTTTTGGACATCCTCTGGAGTATGTTCACGCCTCATGGTATTCATCCCTGATCTTCATCCGATCAATCATGGCCTGCATGGTGCCCACATCACCCATGATCACAGCAAGCAGCAATTTGTCCGTTGCCTCATAGGCCTTCTCCAGAACTCTGTTCTGCTCAACCAACTCACCACAGGCCGCTACATACGGCCGCAGGATCTCCACTTCGCGTTCTTCAGTCATTTCTCGCTCCTTTGTTTCATCATTGCATCGGCCATCCGATAAGACTTTGCTGCAAACTCATCTATCGCAGCTTCAGCGTGACGGTTTGACAAAAGACCTTGCAACGCCTTAGCCGCAAAGTAATCGCGCAACGACATGCCTGTGTAGGACAGTTTTAAATCCGTTTGTTGCGGAAATGCCGGTTCAGTCATAGCTGTCACCTCCCCGCATACCTTCAAAATAAATAGGCGCGTCCTGCTCAATCCGAAAAATCACATCCGGATGCAAAACCCCGCTCAAGTCAACAGAACTGTTGGGCAAGAACACAGATATCAAAGTCCACACCTCCGGATAGTCCGGCTCCAACTTCAAACCAGACATGGGCTCCACAGAACCAACCTCCGCCGGCTCGTACTCAAAGAAGCACTTAAGCGCCAATCCAAGCTCATCACATTCATACAAGAACTCGTGCATTTGTTACCCCACAGTCAAAATTATTAAAAAAGCCACAATCACAGAACCCAACGTTACAGGCCACAAGGGCACA